TCAACCGTCGTTACGTTGTAGTGTGCGTCGTACTTAACGCCCGCGCGTTTTATCAAATCAAGTACAACGCAACTGTCTTTCCCACCACTAAACGCTATGTAATAGCCGTCAGCCGGTTCATGCAACAATATCCTTGAGATAGCCTGTCTTACCTTATTTATTTTGCCAAATAGCGTATTTTCGATTAACATTACTCACCTTAATTTTCATTTGAATACAGTTTTTAAGTGGTGCACAATTTGCTCCCCTCTTTTCTCCTTTTTAATGCTCCTCACGCGTTCATTGAATTTCTTCAAAACAGGTTAAAAACGATTCTTCGTCAAGTGTGTATATATCTCCGTGTACAGTCTTAAGAACATAGTCGCCCTTTAAAGCCCTGCACCTTTCACTACCATTAATAATTTCCAGTGTTAGTACACGCTTATGAAACTCTTCGCCTGTATCTTCATCAAATTCTCGCTTAAGTGTCGTCCAAACACCGCCCCTAACGTTTAAAAGGTTTAGTATCTCGTCCCCATTTTCACCCGTAAATTGAACGGCTTCTACGGTATTAGGGTCTCTTTGTCTGTACGTTTTCATTAGGCACATGATTGTTAACTCCTCTCCAAACAGGTCGATTTCGACTACTTTAAGTTTTTCAAGCTCTTTCAAGCTACTTGAAAGTTTTTCGCCTTTTATGTGTATAAACTGCTTAAATAAGCCATTTATATACTTTCAAGCTGTTTTAAGCTCTTATTAGCAAGCCGACATTCGTGTCGGTCTGCTCTTGTGACCGAAATTAATTTCGTCCGCAAATTCAACCCGTTCCAAATCGGAACCTGTTTATTCCATTTGGGAGGCAACTTCTTTTATGTGACGCCCAATCGCCTCGACAACGTTCACGGTGACGGCGTTTCCCGCTTGTTTGTAAAGTTGCGTTTCGGAGTTGACAGCAGCCGCTCTGTCGAACTGTTCGTCCGTAAAGCCCTGTAGTCTAAAACATTCTCTCGGCGTTAGTTTTCTGATTTTGATGTGGCCGTCAACAATTAATACGCCGTGCCTATCTTGACCAGTCAGTGTAAACGAGGGCTCTCCTTCATTCTTTATTCTTCTGCCGTTTTGTCGCTTTTCTAGTCTGTCTGGTGTAAGAATAGGCATCACTTTAACCGGTGTTGCGTTCCCCCAAGCTCTGAATAGCCGGCCCGCTTCAATCACGCCGCTGCACTCTGCCGGTCGATTCGGCTGTCCTTTGTTGCACCTCGCTAATAAAGCTCTGGCCGTATCAGTTGTCTGCACACTGCCCTTTTTATTAATGTCTACGAATGTGTATAATCCCGTCTTTGCTCCGCAGCCGCCGCCTTGGCTAGAGAGTGTGCAAGAGATTTTATTACCATCATACACACGCTCACCCTGACTGCCGCTTATAATCTGTCCAAGAGCTGCTGTACTTTCTCGTCTGATAGGTAATAGCGGCTGTCCGGTCGAGTCTCCATAACGTCCAACAATGTAGACACGTTCTCTGTTCTGCGGCACTCCGTAATCTTTTGAGTTGTAAATTCGCCATTCAATAGTGTACCCTCGCCCCCCCATTTCAGTAAGAACTTCAAAGAATCCTCGTCCCCCGTCAATAGATAACAGATTTTTAACGTTCTCACAGATAAGCCATTCGGGTCGATTTTCTTCCGCTTCGTCAATGAGACGCATAATCTCATAAAAGAGTCCGGACCTTGTTCCTCGTTTAATTCCTTTTTGCTTTCCAGCGATTGAGACGTCTTGGCAGGGAAACCCGAATGTCCACAAGTCGGCTTTCGGCAAGTCCCAACCCCTAACTTTTCGTACGTCATCTGCAAACCACAACCTTTCCGTATCGTACATTGCTCTATATGACTTTTGGGCGAACTTATCAAACTCGCACCAACCAACACATTTCATGTCCGCTTTCTCTAGGCCCGAATGAAAGCCTCCGATACCAGCGAAAAAATCTATGAACTTCATTCTTTTTTTGCCCCCTTTTCTTCGTAAAGCCCTTGGAGGTATTCACGGCATACCGCTTCCCCTTCGGCCGCATCTTTAAAGTGCCTTCTGTGATGACAAGCCGGGCAAAGCATAACGGCTTTTTCCTTTTCGTCTGATTTATAAATTCCACAAGGCTCATGATGATGTTTTACGCCGTATTCTATCGGCGCCCCACACCAAATGCACGTGCCGCCGTCACGCTCGTAAATTTGATTGTAAAATTCTTTAGCGGCTTTTCCTTTTAGTTTTACTCTCTTCGTCTTTTCTAAGATCATCGTGTTTCACCACCCTGTATTTTATTAGCCTACCTTCATAGACTCGTTCAATATTTGCCCAGCAACCTTTGTGGGTTCGTTTGCCGTTTATCATTTCGACGAAATGGATTTTCTCGTCGGGCTTAAAGCAGCGTTTATCGTCATGTACCCAAAGGGTGTTTTCTCTTCCCTCTTTTATTGCGGCATATTCCGCTCGGTTTTTTCTGATTAGATATCTGATCGTCATCGTCACCCGTCCTTATCATCCGGTAGAACATATACGGAAAGCCAAAGGCGGTGTATCCGTACTGCACCGGTTTTTGTATGTAATAACCTTTTGGAGCTTTCGGCTCTTTCCATGTCTTACTTTTTATGATTTCTTTTTTTACTTCCGGCTTCTTTAGATTCCTGCTTGCCCGGTAGCGTGATTTTTGGATTGAATCTTCTTCGCAAAACGTTTCTCTTGTTTCTTTTACAAAGTATTCGGCGACTCGTCTTGCATCATCCGCCTTTCCGTCGTAGAACCGAAAGGCCTTGTAAGGAATTTCTCCGTACGGCCATAACTTTTTGTAATCGGTTCGCGATAGTCCGATGTTATTTACCAGTAGGTGATGATGAATTCGGTGCCCTTTACATTCCGTGGTGGCGATCCATTTTAATTGTTCGCCCAGCCGGTGATAGAGTCTTCGGAGCTTACGGAGAAAATTGTCTAACCTATTTTTGGCTTCCTTTTTTTCAGGTTCCGGTTCTTTATAGGTGAGGTCGATTCGAATGTCTTCCTCTTTAAAATTTTCAAGAATCAGGTAGTAGAGATTTTGGATTGAATTTTTCTCGTTTACTCTCCATTGTTCAGCCGATGTATTTTTACTGTTCGGGGATCTCGGCATCGTCGGAGTGTTATATCTTGACGTGTGGTATTTACAGATTTCGATTATTGGTCCTGCTTTTACTGTTTTTTGTATATACATAAATTCGACCTCTTGGTTTTAATGTGGTCGTATATTTAATAGACTTAATCTAGCGATAACAGGGCCGAAGCCCTGTTTTTTTCTCGCTATATAATGTATAATATATAGACCATTTACGGAGCTTACCGGCTCCGGTCTGCCTTTTACGTTAGACGCCCTTGTGGCGTCTTTTTTTATTGACTTCTTCTATTCGGTTTCTCATCTCTTCTACCACTCGTTTAGCCCTGGAGTCTTCTTGCTTTATTTGGTGTCTAACTCTATATAAGCACGCCCAGGTTCTATGGCCTTCAAAATATTTGCAGTTAGGGCAAACGGTATCGGGGATTAATCCGTCTACCGGGCAGTGAATGAAACTTTTACTACTCATCGGGTAATTAAATCGACCAGGCTTATAGAAGTTATGAGATCCACTAAAACCAATGCGCCTATGAAAATACCGCCACACGTAGCATAGAATTTAATATCTTTGTTCTCTTCTTTAAGACGGCGGTTTTCTGTTAATAGTTCGAAATTATCTTCCAGCAGCGTTTTGTTTAGGGCCTTCGTTCCTTCAAGCTGCCATTTTATATCTTTAATATTCAATTCTTCTTCATATGTTTTTTTTGTGTTTATCCATTCCGGCAATGTGATTTTCATGATTTAACCTCCGCTCGGTAATACTCCATATACGTCTTCTGAATTAATGGGCCAGGCGTGTGTGATTTTTAATCCTTTATCTCTGTTATTTTCCATGTTGTTATCGTAGGCCTTTAGAAGGTAGCGTTTCTTTCGTATAAAGTTTTGGCTGGGAATAATGCTTATTTCGGGTCCTGCCCCTTCTTTTTCTATTGTGAGTCCTATAAACTTATTGCCATTTTTAATGGCATCTTCGAATACTCGTATGACTTCTACTCTGTTCATCAGTCTTCACCTTTCGTATGAGTTTATTTGGATCGGAGAGGTTAGGCCTTTTTTAAAGACGACTATTGCCGACGGAAACGGAGCACTTCCTTTACCGTCTCCGAATTTAAGGCGACCTCTTATAAGCCTTATTTCGTTGGCCTTCATGGCGTAATCATGCCACCAGGCGGTATCTGTTCGCGCCGGTAGCAAACAAACGACTGTTGCCTTTCCTTGTCTTGCCGCATCTTTTGCCTTTTTTACCCAAATTCCTATTTGTCTTCCGTACGGAGGATTCATCCATATGACGCCCCCCCATTCTTTCTTTAGGGCGTCTTCTTCTTTTGTGTAGTATTTAAGGCATTTGGCGTTTTCTTTGCTCGCGCATATATCGAAAGTAAAATTAAACTCCTTGTTTAGCCTGTCAAAGAGCCCTTGAGGCGTACCCCATTCTTCGCTGTTACTGGTGTACATGCCTTTTGTCATCATTTACCGGTACTTCCGAATCCGCCTTCACCGCGATCGGTTTGGCTTAATTCGTTTGCTTCTTCGAACTCTACCGGGATGTTCTTTTCGATAAGCCCTTGCATGAATCGTTCGCCCTTATGGATGTATTTTTCAACTCTTCTTCCGGCTGTGATTTTAAACAGTCCCATGACTTCGCCCCGGTAGCTGCTATCTACAATGCCAACACAATTGGCCAGATAAAATTTTGTCTTTGCCCCCTGGGAGCTTCTCATGAAGAGCTTCATATGATAACCTTCGGGAATTTCAAATGAAAGTCCGGTTCTTACCAATGTTGCTGTAGAAAGGTGCATCGATTTTACTGCCGTGTCTTCTATTGCGTAGAAGTCAAAACATGCGTTTCCTTGCGTAATTAAAGGGATTTGTGCTTCGGGATGAGTCTTTTTAATTTTGATTTTTAAAGGTTCCATGTTTACCTCCTATTTAAAAAATCCTTGTTTTAATATGTCGTATAGCATGGCCGTATGGCTGTCGGCGGCTATATTTACGACCTTCTCGTATCCTGACGGCCATTTAATAGTGACGGTCCATTCGGCAGGATCGTAGGTTAGCGTGCATTCTTCCCCGGCCATACAAAGGACTCGTTCAAAGGCTGCCACTATGATCGCCTTTTGTTTTTGGTCTTGTTCTACAACAAGCCGCATCATTTCTTTTTCTTCCGGCATCATTTTGTATCCCTCCTAAATCTCTCCGCTTATCACCAGTAGCTCACTGGTGATTTTTTTAATTTTCTTTTTAAGGTTTTCGTTCTCCGCTTCCAGGTGGCTGTTTTCTTCCTTTAGCCTTCTGTAGCCGGTTGCCGAATATTCCCATTCGATACCGGCTAGGGCTTCTACTTCTTGGCGGCCGAACTTTACGCCGGGCAGCGGTAATTGGTGGAGTTTATTTTCGTCTCTTAGCCTGTATACAGCTGATTGAGACACTCCGTAGTATTCCGATACATCTTTTACGGACATAACGTCCTTCTTTGTTTTCACATTATTAGGCCTCCTCGTCATCGTCATATAAAGTTAGCCAGCAGTGGGCTTGCCCGCACGGTCCCTGCCCGTAGCCGTTGTCGATTCCGTTGTTGTGGCCGCATTTCTTACATGCGGTGCTAGGGTCTATGCCCATTTGTTCTAGCTTATTAACCGTCCATGTGTCCATTTTCATTTTCCTTTCTTATGTTGCACGGTTTTCCGTGCTTAATATGTAAAAAAAAGAGTTTCTACTTCTTCGGCCGAAAGTTTCTTGTCGGTTGCCTCTCTAGCCACTTTTGCAATCTCCCTTTGTGTGAAAGGGACCTTGTTTTGCATTCTTTCGGACAGGGCTGTAGTGCCGATTCCTAAGAATTTGGCAAAATTGCTATGGGTTACAAAGTGTTCTGCAATAAAACCTCTTAATTTTGCATAATTGAATTTTTCCATTTTTCTCACCCCTTTTGCACGGTTTTCCGTGTTGTTACAAATATATCACACATATGTATTTTTGTAAACGGTTTTCCGTATAATCTTTTTTATTTTATATTGATGTGATACGCTTTTCCGTATATACTACTTATATAGTTTGTTTCGTTCGCAGATTGGAAGGTTTTTTTATGAATACGTTTATCGAGCGATTGCGGCAAATTATGTCCGAGCGGTCTATTAGTCAAGCTGACTTATCGAGACTTACGGGCTTAAGAACTTCGTCTATTTCTGATTATTTAACTGGTAAGTATGTCCCTAAGCAGGATAAGGTGGCTCTAATTGCCGGCGCTTTGTCGGTAAGCCCGGCGTGGCTTCTTGGTTATGATTTTGAGGGTAGCAGCTTTTCGGCACGAACCGATCTTAAAGACGTGTTAAAGTCCGCTTCCCACTGTACTTACGGCGGTAAGCCCATTAAAAAAGAGTTGCTCGAACGACTAATTCAAGCAGCCCTGGAGGATGAATCGTGAAACGTATGTTGCCGGTTGTGCTGGATTTGATTCGTGAATACGGCACGAACGATCCTGCCGAATTGTGCCGGTGTTTAAAAATAAGCGTAAAGAAGGTGATAATCCCCGATATGCCAAAGGGTTTATCTCTTTGCGTGTTTGGCCATAATGTTATTTATGTTAATAGGCATCTTGATTTTAACGCCCAAAACGTTGTTATTGCCCACGAGCTTGGACATGCCGTCCTTGGGCATATGCAACATAGGGCTTTGGGTTTTGATGTTGTCCCTCGCAAGGAGAACCCAGAGAAAGTAGGCCGGCAAGAGCTTGAAGCGAATAAGTTCGCGTTTCTTCTAATTGCTCATACATGTTTGCGGAATAATGCCGATATGATAGACGGGATACGGGAAGAGAAATTGCTTACTACTGAACGAGTATTGGAATTGCTAAAGGTTTTTGCGGGTACGTCGTGTTACATAAATTGAAAATAAGGCGGTGTATTTTATGTTGATCAAGCGCACATTCTTACTTTTTATTGCGTTCTTTATTTGTATCCTTCCTGTTTCGGCTTCGTTTCTTTCCGATGGGGCTGCTTCCGGTGGTCGCTACAGAAAATTCCATTCTACTATGCGAGCCACATATTATATTGATACCGCCTCTATATGCCCCGTCCGTTATGATCCTCCGTTTTATACAATTATTGGCGATTATTGGACGGAACTTTACGACAGTGATGGTCCTGTGTTGGTTAAGTATTCCTGTATTTTCTATTATGATTTTGACTCCCAAACCATGCAGTTATTAAGACGTCAAGGTGGCGCTTACGACGAAAACGGTGCTTTTTTGTTTGATATGGATGCTGATAAATCCGCAAAAGTTGTTTATTCCCCTGCAATAGCTAAATTTTCCCTCCGTACAATGGTAGGCGAACTTTTCTTTTTTGAGTGTTATCACATGTACTTTAATAAAAAATTAAATGCTGATTTCCAGCGCTCTCTTTATAAATAAAATCCATTGTATTAAACAGTGACGGACGTTTTGGCGAGAATAAACAGCTATTGGTGGTGCTCATGAGCAAGAAAATTATGGCCTTATTTATTGTTATGTTTGTTATTATTGCTATTCAAGGGGTCTATATTTATCAACTTTCGCAACAGATTAACTCACTATCTGATACGGTTTCATCGCTGCGTTTTTCTAGCGATATAAGCGAATTGGACCGTCGTATTGATGACTTGGATAGCCGAATCTCTTCCAATAAGTCTGGTGTGTTGTCTAATTCTACTTCATTGCAAGGGCTTACTGGCGATGTTAATAAAAATTCTATGGATATCCAGTCTATTAATACAGATATTCAATCTATTAATTATGAAATTTCTGATATTGCAAGTCGTATTAATAAAATTGTGAGATATATTAACTACGGATTTTAATCAATCGTTTATTTTGACAAATTGTTTAGCGTAAGTTAAGATATTGCTACAGAGCAAAAAGAGTTCGACTCTTTTTACTGGAGCGGTATCGAAAGGTATCGCTCCTATTTTTATTTTCAGGAGTTACCTATCGGTGACTCTTTTTTGTTATACGGTGTTAAAAATGCAGGCAAATATTACAATACGAAAAAAGGATGGCGGTTACCAAGTCGTCGTTTCGTATAAAGACGGCAAAAAGTGGCGTCAAAAATCAAAACAGGGATTTGAGACTCGTCGCGCGGCCAAAGAATATGGGCAAGATATAATAGAAGAATTAAAAAATACGATCTCCATATTTATCCCAGAGGATTTGAAGGCCATTACACTCCGGGATTTCTTATCTTTGTATCTTGAAGAGCGGGTGAATTTAACATATAATACCCGGACTTCTTACCGGCTTGCGATTCAATTTTTCTCCGAGATTGCGCCGCTTCCTATCCGTGAGATAACTCATGCCCAAATTATTCGGATTTTTAACGACCGCAAGCTTTTGCCCGGCACCCGTAATATGTATCTAGTTAGGCTGCGGACAATTTTTAATTACGCCAGGCGGCCTTATGGAATTATTACTCATAACCCATGTGATTCAATCGAACGTGTTAAAACCACAACCCGTAAGGTAAAGACGTTTAGCGAAGAGGAAATAAATGCGCTCTTTTCTTATCTAAGAGAGACTTCCTTGTATTGCTATACTCTTATTTGCGTGGCTCGTTATACCGGCTGCCGCTATGGTGAGATCCTGGGGATTACCTGGGATGACGTAAATTTTACCGATAACACGGTTAGCATTAACAAACAGTTTGTCCGCATCAGTAAGGCCGAGTGCCGCATCGGCCCCCTTAAAACCAAGGGTAGCTACCGAGTGCTTCCAATGCCGCCATCTTTAGTAAAGGTCCTTAAAGATTACCGCATTCACTCTAAGGACGGCCGATTGTTCCCCGAAAACATTTCTGAATCGGCAGCTATTAATAGGGCTATCCGCCGTGTTGTAAAAGACAAAACCATCCATGATTTTCGCCATACATACGCTACCGCGCTTCTGGCTAATGGTGCTGATATTAAAACCGTCGCCAGTCTTTTGGGTGATAACGTTTCTACCGTTATTAATACGTACGTTCACTATACGGATGAAATGAGGCTTAAAGCAGCTGAAAGGGTTTCTGATGTGTTTAAGTAATTTTTGACGGATTTATTGACGAAATTTGCATAAGCTAGTCTGTAAGCCAATAGTTAAAAGGTGTTTTATTCTCTTATGAAATATGGTACTA